TAATGTTTTTAGAAATAGTTCTTGTATTTATGGTTATTTTATTCGTAGCTTCCTGTTATGTAATATGGAATTTAAATACGAAATTAGAATCATTGGAAGATTGGATAACAAATTTCATGAACATAATAGATAAAGTACAATCGGAGCTTACTCTAATAGACCACAGAGGTTCATTTGAGTCAGACGATGAAACAGGTGCAATCTTCGAACAAATTAAAACAACAGTAAGTCAATTAAACAGATTCAAAGGAGAAGAAAAATAATGGCAACAGCAGTTACATCAAGTATCGCAAATAAAAAAGTCATAGCTAAACCAAAAGCTAGAGTTAAGAAAACCCGTAAAAGAAAGAAGAAAGGTAAAAATTATTATTTTAATATAGGAACCGAAAAAGCTATAATCCGTTACAATAAAACGGATGATGCTGGATTAAAGAATATTATCTACAATGAACATATTCACAAAGCTTTTGATAAGTTAGCTGAGAATATAATTCATACATTTAAGTTTTACTACTTTGATGTTTCATCCATAGAGGTAAAGCATGAGGTAGTTTCATTTATGGTTATGAATATGCATAAGTTTAAAGAAGGTAAAGGTAAGGCTTTCTCCTACTTTAGTATCGTAGCTAAAAACTATCTTATACTTCATAACAATAAGAACTACAAGATGGGTAAGATACACTCTCAGATGGATGTATTGGACTATAAAAGAAATCTTATGGGTGAGAGTACAACTACAGAAACTGCTGAAAAGTCTGTTTTGTTTGTTGATGAACTACATAGGTTTTGGGATATTAACTTATCTAACATCTTTCGTAGAGATAAAGATATTAGGGTTGCTGATTCTGTATTACATATCTTTCGTATAAAGGAGAATATTGAGAACTTTAATAAGAAGGCTCTATATATCCTTATTCGTGAGATGACGGGTTCTAACACTCAACACATAACTCGTATAATTAATGTTATGAAAAAATATAACAAACGGTTACAATATGAGTTTGATAGATACGGGACTGTTGATGTTAGCCACACCGGCTCGTTAGTAAACGAATAAACAAAAAAGGGAGTTTTTACTCCCTTTTTTTTGTGCCTTATAATATTTTTACTAAAATTTCAAAGTTGAATATTTATATATAACAACAATTCCAATAAATATCAATGAGGTACAATATGGCTAATGATTATGAAATATTTGAGGGTAAATCCTTGTCGGGTTTATTTCAAGATATTTACGAAAATACAAAAACAAATAAGACTCAATTAGAAGTTCTTATGAAAGAGGTTGTTGGTTTTATAAAAGATGGTGATACTGCTGTACAGATTATCCCCATGTTGAAAGAATATTTAGAAATCAACGTTAAAAACGATGACCAATTAGTAAAGGTGGCTGCTATCGTACAGCGTATAATAGCCGCTGAAAGTAAGGGTGGTTCTGAAGAAGAGTTCGGTTTATCTGAAGCTGAAAAAGAACAACTTATGGGCGCTATAGAAGATGCTGCTACAGACTTACAAAGTCATTCAGACGAAATAACAGATGACATTAAAAGGATTGAAAATTAATGCCATTTTTTAAAAGTAAAAAAAATAAAAACAGAAGAACAGATGGAACAGGATTCTTAACTTACGCAGACGCTTATCAATTAATAAAAGAGAATATTGATGAGGCTGTAGAGTTTTATGAGTTAGAACCTGCTATCGTAACTCAAGTTTTACTAAATCCATCAGATTTTCCAAGAAAAAGTACGCCTGATGGTAATGGTAAAATGCCTGATTATTCTTTCTTAGGAACTGTTAGAGCAAGATTTGTAGAAAGTCAAGATACTGGTGATGAAATTGACGACTATATAAAGCCACTTTCTCCCCACATGGTAGCATATCCTTTAATCGGTGAGGTCGTAAATATAGCCAAACATGGTAATCAAATGTACTACTACCAACCTTTGAATATGAGAAACCATGTAAATATGAACGTAGCTAATAACGTTCCTACAGACCCAAAGGTTACAGCACAAACTACAGAACACAATAGAAATCTACTAAGTGAATATGGTGATGTGGTTATAAATGGTAGATTTGGTAATGGTATAAAGTTTGGTAGTGACCCGTTCTATCAGTATCCTGATATAAAAATTACCAATAGACAATCTGTTCCACCACAAAAAATACAAGACGAACACTACCCGCATCTACAAAATATAAATGCAGATGGTTCTTCTATATTTATTACATCAGGTCCAGCAAGAGAAGTAGATGCTTTGATACCAGCTGCTTTCAATCTAACAACACCTGAAGTATTAGATGGTGACATGATTACACTTAACTCTGATAGATTGGTTTTTAATTCCAAAAAAACAGACATACATATGTTTGCTAAAAGAAACCTAAACTTATCAGCTAACGAAGAAATAAATTTAGAATTAGGTTTGAATGCTTTTGGTGGTAGAATAACATTAGGTGATGCTGAGTCTACTAATCCAATGGTTTTAGGAAATCAGTTAGAAGATTTATTTGAAAAATTATTATCAGCAATATCAAGCTTTTCCAACTCTACATCAGGAGCTACAGGAGTAGCCGAGATAGCAGATGCAGGTGAAGTATTAAAAAAAGATATTGAAGACATATCTACAAATATTTTACCAAAAATACTAAGCGATACAGTTTATATAACAGAGAATCAATCTAATGAAGTTACTTCCATAAATGAAGTGGAAGGTGAAGTACAACCAATAGTTGAAGTCGCAGGAGTAAGGGGATAATTATGAGCGCTTTATCAGATAGAATTAAGAAGACCATAAAATCTGTATTCGATTTACCTAAAAAAGAAATAGAAGCTAAGATAGACTTAATCGTAAATGCTACAAGACAAGGACAATCACAAGGACAGCAGATTAAAGACATACTGGCTACAATAGAAGATGTAGAATCTAAAGTAGAAACAATACAAGGTTTAATAAAAAGTGCTAATTCAGTTATAACAACTTTGAATGCTGCTTCTAAAGTCGCAGAAGTTGGTGAGAAAGCAGCCGCTACGGCATCAGCACTTAATCCAGCTGCTGCTGCTACAGCATTAGTTCAAAGAACTATAAGAGAGAAGGTTGAACAAGAAATTGAAGAAGGTAAAAATGCATTAAATGTAACACCAAACCTAATACAAAATTTTAAAAAGTTTGTTGAAGAACAAAAACAAAAACTTAAAAAAATAAAAGCAGAACAAGAAAAAAAGAAAGCTTTGCGTGAACAAAGAAAGAGAAAATTAAATTCTTAATATTTATATGTAAATAGGAGTTATCATGTCAAATACTAAAAAAATCATAGGTTTAATTAGAGAAATAGTTAAACAAGAGGTACAAAAAGAGGTAAGAAAGATACTTATTAGTGAAGGAGCTAAGGCTATATCTAATAATGTAAATGATGTGCCTGAAGTAATACCAAAGCCTGTTCCTCAAAAGTCTAAACCTGAAGAAGTAAGTTATACTAAAAACCCAACGTTAAACAAGATACTAAATGAAACCGCTCGTGGAGAAGAGTTCGAAGAGTATCCAACAATGGGCAATAAAACTTTTGATAGTACAAGAATGGCGGATGCTATGGGTTATGGTGGAATGGCAGGTAGTGCAGAAGAGAAAAGAAAGATGGGAGCTATGCAAACAGCACAAGCAGCTGGTGTTGATACATCAAATAAAGCAGTGCAAGATGTGATGAGTGACCTAACAAAAGATTATAGGGGTGTGATGAACGCATTAAAGAAGAAGGATGGTAAATTATAATGGGTGTTATTGAAAACGATTTAAATGAAGATACTTTTATTGGTTTAGAGTTACCTTTAACTCATACACCAGATGGATACTTTAAGAGAACTAAAACAGCTTTAGAACAAGCTAGGTCTAATATAAAGAATCTTCTATTGACTAATAAAGGAGAGAGGTTAGGTAATCCTACATTTGGAACTAATCTTTTATCTTTAGTTTTCTCACAAGAAAATACAGACCTCGAAGCTAGAGTCGAAGAAGAGATTAGAGCTGCTATGAGTGAATTTTTACCATTTATAAATATTGTAAGTATTGAAACTAATTTTTCAAATGAAAATATGTCTACTGCTATTGTAAATTTAAGATTTACTCTTAATGTTGATGTTACTTCTGAAGAAAATTTAACTTTAGATTTTTCAAATTACAATATTGGTTAACAGGAGAAAGTAAATGCCATATTCAGTAACAAAGAAATCAGTAAAAGAAGTTAGGTATCTAAATAAAGATTTTACATCTTTTAAAGATAACCTAATAGAATTTACTAAGATATACTTTCCAAATCAGTATAATGATTTTAATGAAGCATCACCGGGTATGATGTTTATTGAAATGGCTTCATATGTTGGTGATGTACTTTCCTACTATGTGGACAATCAATTCAAAGAAAGTCTACTAGCATTTGCTGAAGAAAAGAGAACAGTATACAATATGGCTCAGTCTTTAGGATACAAACCAAAATTATCTTCAGCTTCTACTACTGATATCGATGTATTCCAGACAGTTCCGGCTACAGGAACTGGAACAGGAGCTAGTTACACCACTAAACCTGATTTGAATTATGCGATGAGTTTAAAAGCTGGAATGGAAATACAATCAGATACAGGAGTATCTTTTATAACAACAGAGGATTGTAACTTTAAGTTTTCAAGCTCTTATGACCCGATGACTATTACAGTTTACGAAAGTTCTAATAATATACCAGTTACTTACTTATTGAAAAAAGGTGTAAGATCTTCAAGTGGGGCTGTTGTAACAGAGTTCTTTACTTTTAATGCAGCTGAAAAATATAAGAGGATAGCTTTAGCAAATCAAAATGTTTTAGAAATAATTTCTTGTAAAGATAGTGATGGTAACGATTGGTATGAAGTTCCCTTTTTAGCTCAAGATACAGTATTTACAGATATGGAAAATACATCTAAAAATGATGACCAACTATACACTTATGCTGACCAAGCTCCTTATCTACTAAAACTTTTAAAAACATCAAGAAGATTTACAACTTTTATTAGGGAAGATGGTAAAACGGAATTACGATTTGGTGCAGGAACATCAGATAGTCCTGATGAGGAAATCATTCCTAATCCAGATAGTGTTGGTTCTTCTTTACCTGGTTCACCAACGTATCTAAATACAGCTTTCGATCCATCTAACTTTTTAGCAACCAAAGCTTATGGACAAGCTCCATCTAATACACAATTAACCATCACTTACAGATATGGTGGGGGTGTTGGTAATAATGTAAGAGCTAATAGTATTAGAAGTATACAATCAGTTAATATAGAATTAGACGAAACAGGTTTAAATGCAGGTTTAGCACAGACAACTAAAAATTCTGTAGCTATAAATAATCCGTTACCTGCAGCTGGTGGAAGAAGTGCTGAAAGCATTGTGGAAGTAAAAAATAACGCACTAGCTTACTTTCAAACTCAACAAAGAGTGGTTACAAAAGAAGACTATATTACAAGAGTTTATGCTCTACCACCTAAGTTTGGCAATGTAGCAAAAGCTTATGTCGTACAAGATAGCCAATTAGATAGTAAATCAGGTGCTAATGCAGATGCTCGTATAGCAAATCCATTAGCTCTTAATATGTATCTATTAGGGTTTGATGCAAACAAAAAGTTGACAACAGTAAATCAGGCAGTTAAAGAAAATGTACAAACATATCTAACTCAGTTTAGAATGGTAACCGATGCAGTTAATATAAAGAATGCTTTTGTAATTAATGTCGGAATAAAATTTAATTTACTTACAAGAGTTGGTTACAATAAGGAAGAAGTTGTTTTGAAGGCTATACAAAAAGTAAAAGACTATTTCAATGTTGATAAATGGCAAATTGGACAACCAATAGTTTTAGCAGATATAGCTTATCAATTATCATTAATTGATGGAGTATCAGCTGTTATTCCTCCTGAAGAAGATAATCCTAATGGACACTCTGTATTAATTACTAATAAGTTTCAAGCAAGTAGTGGTTACTCAGGCAATGCTTATGATATCAATGGTGCTACAAGAGATGGAATTGTATATCCATCGTTAGACCCAAGTTGTTTTGAATTAAAATTTCCAAATACAGATATTGAAGGTAGAGTAGTTGGTAATACATCAGGAGGTAACTAATGCATTATTTTGTTTTTCCAGAAATAGATACAACAATTTATCAAGCAAGTGGTAGTAGTAACGCAGGTAGAGATGAAATTTTAGAGGTTCAAAAAGCAATGAGCCCCTCTGGTGGTAATGTCAAAGTTTCTCGTATTTTGATAAAATTTGATATTACCGAAATATCATCTTTTATAAGTAGTGGTTTAATATCGTCTGATAGAAAATTTTATTTAAATCTTTACGATGCTGGTTCAGAAGCTCTAAAGGTAAGTCAATCTTTATTTGCTTATCCCGTAAGTCAGAGTTGGGTTGAAGGTCAAGGAACTTTTAATGATACACCAGCCACGACAGAAGGTGCTAGTTGGCAATATAGAGATGGTCAAAACTTAAAAACTCCTTGGAGTGGTTCTGCTACAGAACTTATCGGTGGCGGTTGGCACGAAGAGGTTTACGCGTCACAATCTTTTAAATATGAAGATACTGATATGAGAATGGATGTAACACCGATAATGAATAAATGGTTAGATGGCACATATCCTAATCATGGATTTATAGTAAAAAGAAGTGGTAGTTTTGAAAATATAAATACAAATGAAGATGAAAGTAGTTCAGAACATTTAGGTAACTTTAAATTCTTTTCAAGACAAACCAATACAATATATCCACCAAAATTAGAAGTTGAATGGTTTGATACGAAGTGGAGTACAGGCTCATTAAGTGGCTTATCTTCTACTGAACTAGAAGACATGTCTATCTATATGAAAAATTTAAGGCCTGAGTATAAAGAAAACTCTAAGATAAAATTTAGATTATGTGGTAGAGCTAAATATCCAACTAAGTCTTACTCAAATACATCTTCAACATATTTAACCCAAAAGTATTTGCCAAGTGGTAGTAAAGAAAATATTGGTGGTGATGGTGTTTACTACTCAGTATTAGATGGACAAACAGACGATGTGATAGTACCATTTGGTTCAGGCTCTCTAGTAAGTTGTGACTCAACAGGAAACTATTTTAACCTATGGATGAATGGATTACAAGCAGAAAGATATTACAGATTTTGTTTTAGGGTTGTAAGCGGTAGTAACACCACAGAGGAAACTATACAACATTTTGATGATGATTTTGAATTTAAAGTAGTGAGATAAAAAATGCCTTATACACAAGAGGAATTGAAAAAGTTAGATTTTTATCAAAATCTAATCAATGAAGATGAACAACAATATCTACAGAAAAAAGCTGATTTAGAACTTCAAGCAGGTATCTCAGGTTCTGCTAATCAGGGTGCTGTTGTGAGAGACAAATCAAACACAATCCTTTTGTTTGAAGACCCTTATCAAAACCAATTACAAGAGGATGAGTCTTCTAAAATAGTTTATGATTTAAAAGTAAAAAAATTAAAAACAGATGATTCTATAAACCAAATATTATCAAGAGAATTTAGAGAGTTATAATGGCTAGTAAATTAAACGAAAGAGATAAAGCACTTTTAGATGGTAATCTTTTTGATATCGTTGGTAATAAACCCTATGAAAATGGTAAATGGGGAACCAACGAAAAAGATTGTGTCTATTTAGAAATATTTGATACTAATGGAAATCTAATAGAATACAATACTTTATCTGTTTCACAATTTATTGTAAATTCATCAAATGATAATATAGAGTTTTATCCTGGCTCACATATAAGAGGATTAGGTTTCGAGAGCGGTACATTTAGAGTAAGATATAATTTTATCAGAAAATTAGCTGGTGATGAATCTGCAGTGCTACTTCATACATTAGATAAAAATGATACTAAGATTGGTGATGTTTACACGAATACGGATAAACTTTACATAACAGAAGATGGTATAGTCTACAACGTAACAGAACAAGAGTTCAAAGATAGTCCAGCTACTGCTGAACAACTAGCAGTAGAAGATTTAAAATATCAAATAGATGAGATATCACCAAGCAGAACAGAAGTTAGACTAAAAGCAAAAAGGATAAATAGTTCTTATATAGATGATTTTATAAATATACAAACAAAAAATAAGTATGAAAGTGTTGTATCGAATATAAGTTTTGTAGGTTCTAACAAATACGAATCTTTAGACTTAATTCTTACACCAGAAAATAATAGTTTTCGTTTTACACAACAAATGGTAAATGGTACATTAACTTTACCTGATGTTTATAAAGTAGATGCAATAGAAAGCGCTGTTAGGTCAGAGGTAAATGTTGTAGAAAATGCTGCTCTTGAAAATCTAAGATTAGATGAAAATGGAAATATAAAATTTTATGGTGATAGAAGAGG